TCAATAAAACCAAAGAAAGTGCCAAACGTGTCTTGAATGGCCGCTGTCATGGCGCTGGCCGCATCAGGGAATTCTGAAGCAAACAGATCACCAACAAGCGTTGCCACCTTGTAAACAGCAAATATGGCACCAGCAATGGCAATGAATGGCCATGTGGCCGCAAGCACCGCAATTGCCAATGAAGAGAAACCAGCTGTCAAGAATGTCACACCGCCACCAATTAAGGCAAAGCCAGCCGCGATTGCTGGCGCAATAGCAACAATTGATGAAATGGCAAATGCCAGCTGGCCAAAAATTATGATCAAAGGTGCAAGCACAAACATCAGGCCAGTGAAGGAAATGATAATTTTTGTTATTGTCGGGCTTTCTTGCGCAAATTCTTTGATTCTGTTTGCAAGTGGCACCATTGCATTTGCCATGCTTTCAAGAATTTGATTCAAACCGATTGATTCAGCCAGCACATCACCCATTGCCGCACTAGTGATCAAAAAGTTGTCTTTTAGTGTTGACCAGCGGCCAGCTAAGGTTTGACTTTGTTTTTGTGTTTGGCCAAAAAATATGCCGCCTTCAGCTGTCATTGATTTCAGTGATTGCTGCATGACATCAAATGAAATTTGTGACTTTGAAGCCATCTTGAAAATTTCATCTTTTGTGACGCCAAAACCTTTTGCCAGTGTGTCAACAATAGGGATGCCCCTTTCAGCCATTTGCAAAATTTCTTCAGTCATCAGCTTGCCTTTTGATTTGGCCTTGCCGAAAATTTGCGCCATATCTTTCAACGGCACACCAGCGCCAGCTGAAATGTCACCAAGGTTGCGCAAAGTGGTTATCATTTCTTTTTGCGTAACACCAAACGCAAGCAAAGATTTTGCAGATTGTGCAACGCCTTCAAGTTGAAATGGTGTTGTGGCTGTGAATGATAGCAATGAATCCATCATTGCCTTTGATTTTTCCGCGCTGCCAAGCATGGTGTCAAAACTGACCGATAGTGTTTCAAGGTTTGCGGATTGCTTCAAGGCAACGGCACCAAACAAGCCGAGTGGCGCGGTAACTTTGACAGCCATGCCAGCACCAAAGCTTTGCATTGATTTACCAGCATTCTTGACTGATTCAGAAAGTTTTTTGAATTCCGCACTGGTGCGCGGCAAAGACTTTTTCAGTGATTCTGTTTTGCCCTTTATTTTGTCGGCTGATGCGGCAATCTTTCTGGCTGGCGCGCTGAACTGGTCACGGATTTTGACAAAATAAGAAACATTAAAATTTGCCATGTTTTTGCGCCTTTTTCTTTTCTTCCGAAATCCGCACCGCTTCTTTGTGAAGCTTTACAACTTCAGGAATTGGCGCGGCTTTCAATTCAAAATACTGAACACCACCATTGAAAGCATCAACCGTTGTGGCTATAAGCCTAAAGATTTCAGTTTCTTCAACGCTGATGCTAGTATAAAATTTATTAAATATTCACCAACCATTTTTTCAAAATCATCAGCTGAAATCTTTTCAATCAGCGGCAAATTCAAATCTTGAACACCGTCAAGCTTGGCAACGCCACTTTTGAACAATTCCCTTGCCGCAAGCAAAATTTGTGTCATATCAACATCTTTTGCCATATACATCATTGAAAGCAAATCTTCACCAGTCATTTCTTCTTGCTTTTCTGGCTGTGAAGTGGCATTTGAGCTTTCACTGACTGAATTGATTGCCTGAAAAAAGCCCTGTTTCAAGATTGCCGTGTGCTGAAGTTGCTTTTGTGAAGGTGCTATCAAAACAACGCTGGTTGCTTCAACTTGTTCACCCCCATGTGCGTATGGCACTGGCTTTGACAACACAAATTCAATTTCAGTTTTTAGTTCATCACTCATTTTTTCACCTTTTTTTGATTTATCGGTTTTTATTTAAGATTAAACAGCCGCGTCAGATTTGAATTCAAGTTCAATTGTGGTTTCAGAGCCAAGCGCAACCTCGTAATCAGCAAGCAAGCCAGCATTTTGAAAAGTTCTTTCAACACTGGTTCCATCTTTTGCGGTGCCAGCGATTTGAATAACATTCAAGTTTCCGTTTGTTTTCCATTCACGGGCTTTTTTAATGCTGAAAGCGTCATTGTAAATTTCAAATTTAACCATTGAAAAGTTTGTTTCAACATTTTCAGAATAAACTTGCTCAACGGCACCACCACCAGTTGAAGCCGCGCGCACTGTTTGTTCGCCTTTGCCTTCAGTGTAGGCCACTGAATTTGGCACAACCGCAATTGGTTCATTGTTCACAATCACACTTGGTGCTGAAATAACTGTTGACATTTTGTTTGCCTCTTATTTAAGAAATTTTAGCTGATTATTAAGCGCCAGCCGTGAAAGAAAGTTGCATTGTTGCAAAGATATTGCGCACTTGCGTCACAATCGGTGTTTTCATGGTGATTGTCACGGTGCCAGTTGCCAAATCAAGTGTGACAGTTTTATTGTCTTTGAAAAACTGCAAAGCACCTTCACCCGCTTGTGTCAAAACAAAGTCTGAACCAGAAAGCGTGTTGTATAGGCCATCAAGAAAGCCAGAAACAACTGACTGGTTTGCCATGTCACGGCCACGGATCACATCACCAAGCGTCAAACGAGATTGCGCAAAACGCTTTTTCAAGTTGTTTGCGAAGTATTCACGCGCACCGCTTGCGGTGTCAACATAGTTGGCATATTTGAATGAAATGTCAGGATTGCCAGCGGTGTCAGTTTTGTATGTGGTGTGAATCTCACCAAGAACAACACCGTTGTTTGCTTGGTTGTTACCAATAACAGAACCACCAGCATCAGCCAGTTGTTCAACTTCAAGCGCGGTGAAACCAAGGCCAACATCATACAATGGCAAGTTTGCCATATTGGTGTTGAAATAAGGTTTTGAAGCGATTGCAGGGCCACCAAAGCCATCAAGTGAACCATTTGCAGAAATAACCAAATCAGAAATGTTTGCATCTTCAGTCAGGCGCAATGAACGAACCGCACCAACTTGTGCGGCTTTTGAATAAGGCATTTCAACTTGCGCTGAACCAGTTTGCGTGGCCAGTGAAACGGTTTCATCACACATATAGATGATTGACTGACTGTTCAAGGCATTCAACGCTGACAAGTGATTTGAAAGCGTGTCAGTTTGCGCGGTGATGGCAATGCCATCTTGAACAGCGTTGTTCACGTTGAAACGCGCATCAAGAAAATCTTTCACAACGGTCAAATCAGCATATGGCCAAATTATTGTTTGGTATCGCTTAGAACCAACCGCATCAAGCACACCAGTCAAAACAGGATCAGTCACACCACCAGCCATTGCTGTTAAGGCAACCGAAAGGCCAGCAACGGTGCCAGTCACTTTCAAGCCAATACCGTTGCCAAGTGTGCCATCATTGTCAGCCGTCAAAGCAACGTCACCAGCCGTGTTCACAGCTGTAACAGGCGATTTTGCATCCCCATTGATTGCGGCTTCAATAGCGGCACCAACGGTGGTTGCGGTGTCAGTGTCAGAAACGGCAATTGAATACTTGTGATTTTTTTCTGAACCAACCACAACAACCAGTTCACCATTTTCAGTTGCGGTGCCAGTCACAGTGATGTTGCCAGTTGCGGCAACGCCAGAACCGTTGTCATCAAGCCCAATGGCATCAAATTGTGTGACTTGGTTGATTGCCCTTGCGTCACGGATCATGCCAGCAAGTTGCGAATTTTCACCAAACAAGGCGTTTTCAGCGTTGTCATTCAATATGTTTTGAACAAGCGCACCGCTGGTGGCTGAACCAGCTGCAACTTTCTGGCCAACAAACAAAACTTGCTGGCTTGCATTTGGCACAGCAACATTTGCTGGCACAATGTTGACTGTCACTTCTGGTTGGCTAATCTTTGACATTTTCTACACCCTTTGATGGTTTTGATGACTTGGTTGATTTGGCTGATTTCACCTTCTTTTCTGGTTTAACAATTGAAACCGTGTTGTCAATTTCAGAATCTTTCAAAAGCTTTCTAAATCGCTGCTCAAGCGGTGTTTTTTCCGCATCACACTTGATGGCCTTTTTTTGACCTTTCTTGAATTCAAGAAAATCTTTGTTGAACTGTATTTCAATGGTTTTCATTTTACCGCCTTTTTAGACTGCTATCTATACCAAATATGCCAAACCTATTCAACAACGAATTCATACACATTTGAAAATGCCTGATCTTTAAATGATGGCGACCAATTACCAGATGAACCGCTGAATTCAATAATATTGTTCCAGTTTTGTGAATTTGAGCCATTACAAAGGCCAGTCTGGTCATCAAATTCAATATCTATGACCTTGCCTTTGCTTTGGAAAGACTCAGCTATCACTTTAATCTTTTGAATCATGTTTTAAATCTCGCAACTTGATTTTGCGCCAGCTGTAGGCACCAAAAACGCTTGACTGCCAGCGTTTATTTCACCGCCAATTGAATCACCACTGTCACTAATGAAGCAGCCGCCTAAATAGTATATAGCATTAATATTTGACCAACCAGCCCGAACGTCTAAAGAACTGGCATTCTGCTGATTATCTTTAAAACTGGCTGATGAGCTAGAAGTATTCAAATCAATGGCGCATTTATATTTGTTTGCTTCTATCGTCAGGCCAGTTGCTATGGGCGAACCAGTGCCACCGTCTATGATAGTTCCCAAAGTTGGCGCAACCTGAATTGAAGAAATAAAAT